ATCCGGCGGTGACGCGAGCACCGGCAGCAGGCCGGGTCACGACCGTCTTCGCACGCTGCTCGGCGAGAACGTGGAGGACGTTCTTCAAGAACGAATCTGCCGTCGCAGAATCGCTGGCGAATAGCTGCACCGCGTTCCTGCGGTAGTGCTGAACGGCCGCCTTCCCGTCCATCACGAGGACAGGATCGCCCGCGTCCATGTCGGGGTCGACGATCGGGGTCAGGCCCCACAGCGGGTCGCCGCGGAACTGGCTCATCGACTCGATGTCGATGTCGATGAGGTCATCGGCCGAGAGCAGCACCAGGTTCGCCGAGTAGCCAGCGGCCTGGACGACGGCCTTGCCCTTGCGGATCGCACCGGAGACACCGGCACCGGCGGGGCCGGTGGCGGTCGGCAGCGTTGCGGCGGCGAGCGCGGCCTTGGCCTCGGCCTCGACCTTGCGGCTGATCTCTCTCTGCAGCTCGCCGTTGATGAACGACGTGACTGCGTTGCTGTCCTCGGCCAGCTGGCGAGTGAAGGAGGTCCATGCGGCCACGGTGTCCAGCGAGCTGCTGGTGACGTCCGGCTCCCACTCGATCGACGGCTTCAGCTGGCCCTCGCCAACAATCTCGGCAGAGCCCGCCTTTACCTTCCAGGTGATGAAATCGATTCCGTTGGTCGACACCGTGACCACGCTGACCAGCGGGATGATCAGGTCCGGCGGCGACGGAGGCGTGATGTCGTAGATCGGGCTGCTCGGCAGCGCGTCGGCCATCGTGACCAGCGAGTGCGGCAAGGCCCTCGTCTCGACGTCGAGCTTGCCCGACGTGCCGCGGAAGGGGTACTCGGCCCACACGTCGCTGCGGGTGAACTGCTCACCCCAGGACAGGTCGCGGGTCTCGGGCTGCTGGGCAGCGCGCTCCTGCTGGCGGGCACCCTTGGCCAGGCGACCATCCAGTGCATCGGCGGCGTCCTGGCTCTCGATGAGTCGGACCATCCGCTCGATCTGGGTGTCGAGGTGGGCGGCCCGCTCTTCGAGTCCCTTGAGGGCCTCGCTGCCGGGCTCGTAGTCGGCGGAGCTGACCAGCTCCAAGGCCGCATCCCTGGCGCGGTCGCGCTCGGTGCGGAGGTCTTCGAGTACTGCGTTGCGGGACATGGGCGCACTCCTTCACGCTCGGTAACGAGCGGAGGAGACTGCCCTCACGGTGCAGCTCTAGTGGGAGGCCCGCGAAGTCTGGCGTTCGGTCTCACGGGAGTCCGGTCGATGTGTCACCGTCCGGGGCGATCTACCGGCGGGTGCCGGGATAGCCGCGATGTGTAGTTGTCCGCTCGCAGCGTAGACCTAGTGCCGGTAGCTCGCCACCAGCCGGGCGCGGTCCTGCTCGCGCTGACGGTCGATGTCCTCCTGCGAGCGGACCGAGGCGACGTACCCGCCATCGGCGTACTGGCCGTGCGCCACGAGCGCCGCGCCGAGCAGCGTGGCCTTGGTGTGCGTCACGTGGATCCCGTCCGCAGCACGCCGGACCTTCATCCAGTCCGGGTCCGGCCGGAAGGTCACACTCACCTGGTCCAACGTCGCGCCGTCCTCGTCGGGAGTGGCCAGGCCGCGCGCCTCCTGGGCGGCCAGGGTGTTGGCGAAGCGAGCCTTCATCCAGACCCCGCCATCCCGGTCCTCGACCGTGATGCCGTGCCCGATCAGCGGACCGCCGTGCTCGTGCCAAAGCTTGACTCTGTGCGGTGCGCTGGTCACGGCAAAGCACCCAGGTGCGAACTGCTCCCAGAGGTCCCGGTCGAGCCGGGTCTCCTGACCGTAGGGCGCGATCTGCATCGTGATGGTGTTGGTGTCCGGGTCGACGACGGGCTGGACCTCGGCGGTGCGGTACTGGACGCCGTCGTAGCGCCGGGGGATCTCGATGCTCACGTCGCCTTCTTGGCGGTCTTCTTGGCCGGGGCCTTCTTCGCAGGCTCGGCCTGCTGCTCGGGCTCGGCCACAGCAGCGTTGCGCTCCGCCCGGCGAGCGCCGGTCATCCGGGCCTTGGGTCGGCTCCTGGTCATCCTGCTCATCTCCTTGTGGTGCTCGGTAGTGGTGGTGCTCAGCGTCGCCACGCCGGTGCCCTCAGCGACCGGACCTCGCCCGCGGGCTCCTCGGCCGGTGGCTCGGGGAGCACCGGGATCGCAGCCGGGTCGATCTTGGCTCCGGCGTCGCGGATCATCTCGCGCGCCTCCTCGACCGACAGCACGCCTGCCTGGACGCTGAGGTAGACCTTCTGCGAGACCTCGGCAGCGGACAGGTTGCGCTCCTCCTCGGGCGACGCGGCCGACCCGGTCCGGGGACCGAGGCCCTCGTTGGCCCGGACCTCGTCGATGTCGAGGATCCCGGCGTCCAGGGCCACGGCGTACGCCGAGTACCGCTCGGCGGGCTCGGGCCGGGTGAACTGGTCCAGGTCCACCCGGACGCTCTGCGTGCCCGGCAGCAGTGAGCTGAGCAGGTCCTGCAGGGCGCTGACCCAGATCCCCAGCGACAGGTTCTGGTGCTGCCGGAAGAAGTCCCTGATGTTGGCGTAGGTCATCGACCCGTTCATCGCCGCGTTGAGCATCGCCGGGTCCTCGTTGAAGGCGAAGGCGACGTCGCCGAGGGACAAGGTCTTCACCTGGGCCAGCTGCGTCGAGACCGGGTCCATCGAGATCGGGACGTACTCGGTGCTGGCACTGAGCACGGCTGTCCGGCGGCGTGATGACGACTCGTGCGCCACCGCCCAGTTGGACTGCAGCTCACTCACCTGTTCCGGGGTCGCGCCCGGCGTCAGGATCCGCAGGTAGCCGGACGGCACCCCGGACTGGAAGACGCCGCTGGAGTAGGACTCGATCTTCCCGGCCAGGCCGAAGGCACCAGGGCTCATCGCGAAGACGCCCATCGAGCCGCCCTCGATGTCGACCGGTGACGCCGGGTTGCGCAGCACGTTCATCCGGTAGGACACACCGCCGACCGTGGCGTAGCCGTCGCGGTCGAAGACGATCCGGTCCTCGTAGCTCTGCGCCGCGCCGAGCACCCACCGCAGCGAGCTGTCGTCCGCGCGCTCGGTGGACAGGAAGCCGGGATGCACCAGCTTCATCGACCCGGCCAGCGGCCCGCCGAACTGGTCCTCCTGGTGGATCCACGCGCCGAGCCCCCACCACAGCGCGGAGCGGATCAGGTCGGCGACCCACTTCGACCGGCCGAGCCGGAGCACCGCGGGCAGGGACTGCTCGCCCACGCGCTCGTCCTTGCGGGTCAGGCACGGGTCGGTCAGCCAGCGCGGGGTCGAGACCGGGCGGCCGACGTTGGACGGGTCGTGCACGACGAGCGGCGACTGCGCGATCGGGTCGACGATCAGGCCGGTGGCCCTGGTCACGACCGCCAGCGACTCGGCCTGGCCGTGCACGAAGGGACCGTGCGGGCCGATGGGCTGCGAGAGGCCCCCGGCGTCCGAGCCGATCCACCAGATCGGTGGCTTGCCGGACGGGTCGACGCCGAGGCTGTGCACCTCGCCGACCATCATGTTGCCCTCGGTGCGCGCGTACAGCGCCCGGTGCGCGGTCGCACCCATCGGTGTGGTGGACCGGAGCTTGCGGGGAGTCGGCATTCTCAACCTCTGAAAGCAGGGGAGTGACGCCGACACTGGCGGGACCAGACTAGACCCAGATCATCGGAGCGTCGATCACCTGACGAGCACGCTCGACCGCCCACACCGTCGCCTTCACCGCATCCATCCGGCCGACCGACCGGACCCGTGGTCCATCGGCACCGGGCAGCGTGCGCACCGAGAGCACCTGCGCGGTCAGGCCGGGGCTGGAGTCGTGCCGGACCACGTCCTCGTCGACCAGGCGGCGCAGCTCGGAGACCGCGGTCTTCGAGGTCGACCCCATCGGGGTCAGCACGAACTCCGCGAACGCGGGCTCGGCGACCAGGGACTTCCCGGCCAGGATCGTGGTCGGGGCCGGGCTGAGCTTGCTCAACAGCGCCGCGGCCTCGGCCGTCGAGCCGACCAGCTGCACCGAGACACCCACGTGGTCTTCACCTGTGGCTTCGGCGAAGCAGACGGCCAGGCCCTCGCCAAACCAGGACTCGACGCCCACCGTGGTCGGGATGCCCGGCTTGTAGTCGTTCAGCTCGGCCCACTCGCCCTCGGAGAACACCGGCAGACCGGGCTCCTTCGGACGACCGTGCGCGACGTCGACCCACTGGTTGAGGTAGTTCTGGGCAAACTCAAGCTTCTCCAGCTTGGAGATCTTGTCGAGGATCTCGCTCTCCCGGCGCGGCGACCAGTGCGGGCTGGCCATCCGCCACCCCACCGGATCCTCGTGATCCATCTCCTTGGGCGTCGACCACTCGATGATCAGCGTGTTGCCCGGCAGCAGCAGCTCGGCCAGCGCGTTGTTCCGGTAGGTGCCGAAGAGGTCCGAGGCACTGTCCCCGGCCGTGGAGACCAGCAGCAGCATCGGGGAGACCGACTCGGAGAGCGCCGGGTCCGCCGCCTCGACCACGGAGCGCGGGATCATCCACCCCTCGTCCGCCACGATCACCGAGAGCGCGAAGCCGACCCCGACACCGTCGGTCGCGGCCTTGATCATCCACCGGCCGCCGTCGTGGGTCTCGATGAGCTGCTCGCCGTTGGCCCAGCGGACGTGCCAGTCCTGGCTGGTCGCCCACCGGGCCGCGGGCCGCCACACCTCGTTGGCCGTGCCCATCCGGTGCGCCATGTAGACCACGGTCTGGTCCTCGTCGTCGAACAGCTCCGGGTGCTGGATCCGCCAGACGATGAGGGCTCTCAGCAGCCAGCTCTTGCCGAGCTGCCGGGCCAGGGTGATCAGCACGTTGCGCCAGACCAGGAGGCCGTCCTTGTCGTGCTCCAGGACCCGGTAGGCGATCACCCGTTGGAACCACCGAAGGCCCTCGGTCTTGCGCGGGTGGAGGGCCGGGTTCTCGTCCACCCACCGGCAGAACTCGGGGCCGTAGGAGCCCGTGGCGTCGGGGTGCGGGCCGGTCATGTACCTCGGAGGTGTGGCATCAGGAGGAATGTCGGCGAGCAGGTCCATCCACCGCAGGTTCTCCACGACATCGGCCCAAACGGTGGCAGGCGTTTCGTCTTGGAGAGAGATGGCGTCAGTGGCGGAGTCCTCCTCCTC